CACATCTACGGCAATTCTTTTGGCCTCAGTAAGGTCAGGCAAGTCATGTGGAGGAACCCATTCGCTCTTCGGAGCGAACATGTGCATTTGTAGGGGCATTACTTTTCTCCGCCAAGGGCAGCGTACCCACAAATATCAACCCAACCGTCCATGTGATTGGACTTCATCAGTCGAGCGCACTTCATTAAAATCATACAGACGGCAACTTGCTCTGCATTGATCTCAGTTTTGAGAAAGACCGACCAAAGATCGGCTATGTCTTGGAAGTTTTCTTTAGCGTCGCCGTAGTCTTGCGCTCGGTCACCGTTAATAAGAGTTTCTGCTTGCCTCAATATTTCGTCACGTTTCATTCTTTTTTTCCTTTGGATAGTAAACGAGGTAAAAAGATCCACAGTTTGGACATGACATGTTTGTTTCAATTAGATATTCTTCGGACATGTGATCATGCTCCTCAATATCGTGATCGCCGCCCCATATTACATCTTCATCACAGTGCCAACATTTCATAAGTCATAACTCCTATGTGCATCTTCGGGTTCTACGACATACAAGTTTTTACGAGTGCGCGTGACGCCCACATAAAAAACTCTGTGCATATCGTCTGGGTTCATCTGCATGGCCTCGTCAGCCGCTGTAGATAAATCTGTAAAAAGCACGACATTGTCAGCTTCACCGCCCTTTGATCCGTGGATCGTGGACACTGTGATACGGGGGATGCCATTGAACTTCTCTCCGCGTCGCAGCAAAGCTGTAATGTATGCTCTGTCTTTATCGGGTATCTTATCCATTGCTTCGGACCAAATCATTTCGTCTACGATTGCCAACCCGTGGTGTATTTGTAACTCAGCTAGGTTTACCATGTCGGTGTCTTCAAGCGCGGGCAGTTTCTTATAACCGCGGGTAATACGCTTACCGACGGACATAAAGCTGTAAATGTTTCGCGCTGTCTTACCAGATACAGATTTGCCCTTCTGCAAATCAGTCCACCCGTTGACGGCGTCACTTATCTTCTCACCAATGGACCGTGAGCCGCGGTAGGTAAACAGATATCCGTTTGACCGTAGGTCGGCAGACACGGGCTGTAGTTGGTACCCCGCTTGCGCCAGTACAAGCCAACTGTCTCTCGACATGTCTATCTCATTCAGATCGGTAATGCGGGAGTAACCGCCGCGCTCTTGCCGAGGCTCATACTTCTTTGGGTATCGGTTTTTAATTCGACTTGAGATCCGCTGCGCTATGTCATGGACGGTAGATGGTATGCGGTAGGATTTAGACAGTGTCTCGGACGGGCCGTCTAAGTGAATAAAATGTTCTACATCAGCCCCTGCCCAACGGTAGATGGCTTGGTCATCATCCCCCGCGCAATACATGCGATTGGTCTTTTGCTCTATCAGGTGAGCTATATCCCACTGTAATGGAGACAAGTCTTGTGCCTCATCAAGAAAGCAAAGCTCAAACGGAGGGCAGAAGCGGTGCCCGTCATCCACAAAGTTTTGCAGCATGTCGGTGTAATCGTACAGACCCAAAGAGGTTTTGTATTCGTGCAAGCTCTTGGCTACAAAGTTGACGGTGTTCCAATCCTCTTGCAAAGAACTGTGGTTGTATTCTTCGCGAAGCGGCGTCTTCTTTATACGGGCTAAGTTGATCAGGCTGATGATCGGGTCGTGCTTGTTGAGCACGTCAGATATGTCATCGTCTATCGCCACGTTGCCAGACACGAGATTGATACCGATAGCCGTGCTTAGTTCGTTGTAATTCTCTGGCTGCATGATCTGTTCGGGTTTTATGTCAGACAGGGTCAGTGCAAGGCTGTGCAGTGTTCTGAAGTAAAACAGGTCTTGCTTTGGGTCCAGTTTGAACCGTGCCATTGCCCGTTCTTTTGCTTCGTTTGCAGCTTTACGAGTAAAGGCAAGAAACGCAATGCTCATAGGTGGGGTGCCCTCTTCAAGAGCCTTGTCCACCATATTAAGCAGAGTCGTGGTTTTCCCCGTTCCCGGTGGGCCGAATATCCTGAACATTGCTTTTTTCCCTGTTATATATCTGTGACACGCGCTGCTTGGAGATGTTAAACCACTTACCCACCGCAGTTGCTGTCATATGCTGCTCGTCAATCATACGGACGATTTCTTTGTTTCGCGTCCTTTTAAACTCGTCTATCAAAATGGTGCCTCGTTTCCAAATTTGGGTGGATCTATGTCCACATCTCCACTTTCAAAAGAAGGTATATGCCATACCCTGACGGCTCTGCCCTTGATCTTGAGGACCGTGGACTCGCCGTTTATGTCTCTCAGCCTTTGCGCTACCTTATGCGATTTGTATTCAAAGAATTTATTCTTGCGTAAGAACGCCTCAAAGTCTTTGAGTCTAAAGTATGTAAGGTGCGTCTCGTCATCCGTCCAAGGCTTGCGTAACAGGATCTCTTCTTTGTCTTGTGCATTCTGTAAGTAAGAACAGAACTCTTCAAGGTAATCATAGAACTGACCGCTAATACTGGCATCTTGTGCCACCTCGACGATTGCGCTTTCGTTTTCTTTCATCTCAGACAGTAACGCTCCGATACGGGCCTCCCACTGTTGCTTGGCAACTGACCGTGGCATCATGTTTAATTGTTCCATACATGCTTTCTGAAAAGCGGGTTGGCTCATTAACGCCTCGGTGTCAAGCTCTAACGGCTCACCGTTTACGTCCAGAAACCAGACAGGCGGTGAAGAATTGTACTTGCGGAGGTTTGCTATCGGCACACCCGCAACCGCCGCACCTATCCCAAATTTCATGGTGCGGCAGAGGTCCTTGTTGCAGTGTGCATTTATAGGCGCGTCGTTACACTTATAGGCATAATCTTTGCGCTGAACCTGTTTGGCTACGATATTCACTTCGTTTAAAGGTAGCGGTGGTTCAAAATATTCCATGTTATATTTTAATATTTCGTTTTCCCAACTGTCTGGGTAAGCCTTGCGTAGGAATACGCCGATGTTGAACAGGCCGTTATTACGCCCGCCCTCTGATATTTTCATCTTAGCCAAGATCTTGAGACACGGTGGCCCGCCCTCAAAGTCTGATATATTCGCTGTGCTTTCGATCTGTATCTTTGTAATTTGCTCTGGCGTCTGCTTATGCGCCTCGTACAGTTCGATAAACTCTTCTAGGGTTGCAGAGGTCCCGTCATCCAGAAAGGCGTACCGTAGGCCCTCCTCTGCGTTGTAGTAGGGCAAGTTAAGAAAGTTTCCTACGTCCCCTCTATCTAGATGCAGCTTTACTTGCTTTGGGAAGATCTCACTGTCCCCATAGCCAAGAGCCGCGGAAATACTTTGTAGTGACTTCTGCATGTCTCTTGCCTCGACCCATTCGGATGCGAAGAGAAAGCAGTGTGCCCCACCTGACTTTGATCGACACACGACCAAAGGTAATTTCAAACGCCTGATCTTTTCAATCAGAAGCTTATGATCGAGCGGGTACTGGTCAACATCGACACAACCCCACTTACACTTGTTTTCAGCATTGATCGGGATGATGCCGACTGAACTGCCTTTACCAGACAGATGGCCCTCCCAGAGTTTCTTGGTCCGTGGTTCGCGTACAATCGCGGCTTTGCCTGTATTCTTACCGTTAGACTGTTTCGTCTCTACTTTATAAGTACCATATGCTTCTTGTAAGCCATCAAAAATGGCTGAGAATTTTTCTACTGACATGGTTTACCTCAAAGGGTGGGCGGCCCGTCCTGACACTAGGCCGCCCTGTGAAACTAAAACGGTACTTCGTCGCTTTTTGTAGCGGCACTATCGTCCTGATGTTTCACGACCACGTCACCTTTGGTGATGCTCTCAAAGAAAGCTTTTGCGCGAGCGTACAATCCACCATCGGTAACGGCTCCTTCGCGGCTCATCTCCCAATTGTGCCACGAACCCTTACTGTTCTCTTCCGGAACAGTCTTAAGATGATATACTTGGCTAAAGCGAGGCGGCGTGAACGGACCGTTTTTCCCTTGCATTTGTACCGAGGACATCATGCTATTCCACTTACGGCTCTTTTTGAGCGCAGTGGACTTCATCGCAATCAACGCAGTTTCAGCAGAACCATCTTCATTGATGATGACAACAAAGTGTTGATGCGTTTCTTCAATATAAGAACCGTCGCCGTTTACAACGTAGTCCTTATTGTCGTCCTCGCTGCGTTTAACAGGAGGACACTCTTGTTGCGTTTCAAATATAGCTACAGGGGCACCGCTCCCTGATCCTCTTGGTGCCCACTGAATGAAACGCCGTTGGTAAGCACAGGGTATAACACGCACCCCCGCCTTACCTTTATAAACCTGACCAGACACGGTGTTGTAAAGATCACCCCGTTTTGCCTCATCAAGCTCATCCAATAACGGGTCGAGACCAGACAAGATTTTAAGGAACGGCAGTGCCAGATCCTCTTGACCCATGTCGTTTATACCCTCACCCGCATCCGCCTCGAACATAGACGGATCAAATTCAGCCATTTCTGACTTGTTCGCTTTGGTCACAGCTTTACCCATTTTTTGCTCCTTTTATAACTGCACGTTGCCCTACATAGGCACCAAATAAATCCATTGGAAATTCATCGCCCGCTTCAACTCTCTCGCGGACAAAAGCTCTAAGTGTTTGGGAATGGATAGTTGTGTTCTGTTGAGGAACGTATCCTTCTTTTTCAGCAAGAGCTTTAAAAGATCCCGCCATATCATCTTCCCCCCGACCAAACGATACCGACACATCGTTCTTGATAATGTCGTCGTAACCGTGGTCCCTCAACCACTCATACGCTGCTTCTCGGTTTGCAACCAAGATCGATGCACCATAAGTTGGTTTCACGTCGATGGTGGAACCGTCATCCAAGGTAAACGAGGCAAGCCCCATTTCTGCCATAGATGCGGGTAGTTCCTCATCTGTTAGACGCAGCAAATCTTTTTTGGCATCTTTAAACTGCCGCTCTAAATCTGCAACCTCTTGTTCTTTTGCTTTTATTATTCTTGCTAACTCGGCTACTGTTTTCAGTGCGCCTCCGTCAGTCTTTTCCAAATTAGAGGCAAACTTTTCTTCAAAGTCTTGCTCCATTTGTTGTATCAGATCCTCTGACATATAGTCTCCTTCGTGGTCCGTGGTTCGTTGTTAAAGACCTTTTTGGGGCCTTGACATATTTTCATATACTCTTATAAATTCCTATAGTCAAGGGGTAGAGCATGAAGAAATATGAATTTAAAACAAAACCATTCGATCACCAGTTAAACACACTTCAGAAGTGTTGGGATAAGGAGTACTATGCACTCTTTATGGAGATGGGTACAGGAAAATCAAAAGTTGTTATAGATAATATCGGTGTGTTGTTTGAACAGGGGGAAATAGACGCCGCATTAATCGTTGCACCAAAAGGTGTATATGACAACTGGGTACAGGGTGAAATACCTACACACTTCCCGGATCATATTAATAAAAGGGTCTTGCGTTGGGAGCCGAAAACAACCAAAAGTTATCTTGCAGAATTGGAAGAGCATATAATGGAGCCGTTTGACGGGATTAAGTTCTTTGTCATGAACGTAGAAGCTTTTTCGACGCCTCGCGGAGCACAAACCGCGGGGCGATTTTTGGTTCAAAACCCAGACAATATGATGGCGGTAGACGAAAGCACGACCATCAAAAACCGTAAAGCTTCGCGGACCAAGAACCTTATGGTCTTGCACAAGTACGCCAAGTATCGACGCATCCTTACAGGATCGCCAATCACCAAAAGCCCTATGGATTTGTTTAGCCAGTGTAACTTTCTGGCAGAAAAGGCTCTTGGGTTTAACAGTTACTTCGCATTCCAAAATCGCTATGCAATGGTCCAGAAGCGCGTCATGGGGGCCAAAAGCTTTCAGGAGATAACAGGTTACCGACGGCTCGATGAGCTATCAGAGAAGCTTGACGTTTTCTCTACGCGCATACTGAAAGAAGAGTGTCTGGATTTACCTCAAAAGATATACATGAAACGCATGGTGCCACTGTCAGATGAGCAACAGAAGGTATATGACCAGATGCGAAAACTCGCACTTGCACAACTAGACAACGGAGAACTTGCCACAACGGCAAGCGTCTTGACACAGATCATGCGATTACAACAGATTTGCTGCGGGCATTTCACCCCTGACGTGGGTGAAATCCGCACACTGAAGAACAACCGTCTGAATGAACTCTTAGACATTACAGACGAGTTACAGGGAAAAGCAATCATTTGGGCATCGTACACCCACGATATTCAACAGATAGCTTCGGCCCTGCGCCACCGTTTTGGCGTCGAGGCGGTGGCACTTTATTACGGTGAAACACCACAAAGTGAGCGGCAAGAGATAGTCAATAGGTTTCAAAACCCAAAAGACCCTCTTCGCTTCTTTGTGGGTCAACCCAAGACGGGTGGATACGGTATTACTCTGACAGAAGCAACCACGGTTATATACTTCAGTAATAGTTATGATTTAGAGATTCGGCTACAGTCCGAGGATCGTGCGCATCGGATTGGGCAACACCACCCTGTTACTTACATCGATCTAGTATCGCCAAAGACAATAGACGAAAAGATACTTGGTGCGTTACGCAATAAAATTAATTTAGCTGAGAAGGTTTTGGGGGAGGACGCGAGGCAGTGGTTAACCTGACATAAACTGTTGGTAGAAGCCAATGCCCTGTGGGGTTCGAAACATATCACGAGCCGTGTCACTTAGAGAGCCAATGCCTTGAACGGGTCCGCCCATATACCTGCTAAAAGGGATGCCGTATTGTCTTTCAAGTATACGTTTTAAAGAACTTAAATTTGAATCAATCTTGCTTTGACTAAGCCCTTTTTCAATTCCTCTATTAAACTCGTCCAATAAAGCTAAACGCATAACTTCGCGTTTTCTATTTTCTTGATCTATTAAAGATTGTTTAAGAGCATCAGACATTCTTTATCCTAACGGGGGTAGCACAAGTGAGTTAACGGCGGGAGTAAAAGTTTCAGGCATGTATGAAGAAAAAGTATAATTTGAGCTTGGTAAACCCATTATGCCTGACGGCAATATATTTGTCGCGGGCACTATTGGATTATATGTTGCATATGATACAGGATTAGGAACCGAAATAGGATTATAGGTAGAATTTGTAACTGATCCTAAATTATCTCCTAAATTAGTTGATCCTAAGTTATCTATTAGATCTTCTCCTGGACTACTTGATCCTAAATTATTTTCGTTAATCTGATTATTGAGCGTGTTTATAAGATTTGAATAATCTGTGCCTGTTGCAGTTCCTAAAGAGGTAAGCGCAGATACACGCTCTGTGTCCGATAAACCAGAGGTTGGATCTAAAGCAATATTAGATAAATTATCAATTGCAGATTGAACACCAGTGCCACCGGAAACTCCATACGAATCGGCAAGAGATTGTGCAAACTCTAATTTTTCAACGGCACTCAAATCGTCTCGTTCATTTACCATATTTGTTATTGCGGAGTTCATGATGTCGGGATTATTTGCTCCTGCATTAGGGTCCAAACTCATTATACCGCTTTCGACATTTGCTGCCTCTTGCTCTGCCGCTGCCGCTGCTGCCGCCGCAGCCTCTGCCGCCGCTTGACGGGCCGCCGCTTGTCTGGCTTTCTTTTTCTTTTTTTTCTTACGTCTTACCGAAGCCTGTCTCGCAGGATTACTGTCAAACTTTTCTTTTGCCGACATTTGGTTAGATGATGAGCCAGAGACATTACCTGTTACAAATTCTGGGGGATTATTTAAATTGCTTCCAATACCCAAAGCATCTTTAACCACGTCAACTGCTTTATTATATGCGTTTGAGACGAACGAACCTATGCCTCCACCAGTTGAAAAATTTCCGGGAGCCGTGGCTAAAGAAGGAAGACCACCGCCATTTCGGTAGGCCATAATCTGTTTGGGCATATCACTTCTCATCATATTAGGCTTCCTATTCCTTCTCTGTTTTTAATCATACTTGAAATCGGGTCGTTTGGAAATAAGGCGGCATACCTAGACTGGACCCCGGGCTGCGAAACGTTGTTTGAAACAATTGGCGCAGGGGCCGCGACCTGTCTAGGCTGCACCGCCAGACGGTTGGTGGGAGGAACCGCCTGGGGTTGTAGGGATGCTTCTTCCTCTTCGATAATCGGAGGAGTTTGGTCCACAATCACCTCCTCTGTTTCTCGAACAACAGGAGGTAAGGATCTTCTTGCCACATTACTCAAACCTGTAGTGAGTTTTGTTAAACCTTTTTCTGTTAATAGTTTTACTAAACGAGAAGAAATGTTACCAATTTCTCTTTCAGTGCGGCCTTTTGAAAGCATAGTCGCTAAAAGATCAGGATCTTTAAACATTTCAGTCATTGCATCCATTTTGAAGGTTTCTGGAACATCTGCAAAAATTTTACTATAAGCACTTCTAAATGCTTTTGAACCCGCTCCGGCAGCAACGAGTTGACCTGCCCCCGTATCACCGGGAATCATTCTTTGAAATCTGGATCCAACAGAAGAACCAACAATTCTTAAATAAAAATCCATCATTGGACCCACGGTTTCAGTCAATTCTTCTAAACCAACGTCCCCTGATGCAACAAAGGACTCCATTTTAACAAGCTCTGTTGCAAAAGATCGCAAACGGTCCATTTCTACTTTGCTCATCACATCGTTTTTAAGCATCCAATCAGATAGACTTACTTTATTTTCAGAATTACGGTGTGGGGCAAAAATTGTATCAAAAAACTCTCTTGCACTAAAGGTTTGACTTGTACCTCCAGATTTAACCATTGCAGCTTCTATGAAAGCAGCTCTCAGACCACTTAAAGCTTCTTCTTTTGTATGCGTAATTCCATCAGGAGTAGTCCATTCATCTGGAGCTTTTTTGACTACATCAAGAAGATTATCCCACGAGGCGACAGGTTTTTTCTGTTGATTTGCTAACGCTTTCGCTGCGGCAGTAGCCGGATTTTCCGTCGTTCCCGGCAGTAAGTCCATAAAAGAAACTTGTTCTTTAAGCTTTTTAAGTTTGTCTCGTTGAGACGCAAGTTGATCATCTAAAAGAATACGTGCAGATTCAACGTTCTCCAAATCTCCCTTTAATGCAGGCATAGCACTTAAAATGTCTTGGTTCTCAGGTTTGGACATCCATTTTCGAAGAGCAGTGACATTTACTTCGCCTGTCTTTGGATCAAACGCCTGCGCCCTAATGTTTCTAAGTATATTTTCTGTTGTGCCGCGAATTGATGTAGTAGTTTCAACGGCTCGTTCTACGTTTTTAAGAACACCGGGATATTTTGCCAATCCCTTTCGATTATTTTTAAGCCATTTGTTGAGACGAGCAGTGTCTACTAAACCAGTGTCTTCGTTTACAGCATAATTAATTGCACGATTTAAAGTTCTTTTAAGATCTGGAGTTCCCGCAGAATTAGACAAAGTAGTCAAAGCTTGAGTAAGTTCAAACTGACCTACTTGATCCAGTTGCTTCATTCGCAAATATCCTGCGTCAGCCGTAAAAATATCATTTCCAATCATTTCAGGAGCCACTTTAAGAGCGCCTGTTTTTGTTTCCTGTAAAATATCTCCAACAAATGAGCGAGTAAAAGCGTCATTTAAAGCACGAGTGTATGAACGAGCGATGTTATATTCTACGTTTCCTGTATCGAAGTTGTCTAAGTCGCGCATAAGAGCTTGAGCAAACCCATAAGCTAAACGTGCCGAATTTGATTTTCCTTGTGCAGTGAGTTCTTTACCTTTTGAAAGAGCTATGCTGTACATATCGTATATTTCATTAGCAGTTAAATCCTTTAATTCAGTTTCGACTTGAGCATCGATTTGAGGTTCTCTTGATTTTGCAAGCTCTAAATTTGCAAGCCTATCATAAGCCGTAGCCAATTTACGAACTTGATTGTTGTCGTCAAATTCTCTGTTTTTTGCTCTCTCACGTAAACTAGCCGCTTGCTGTCGTAGGAAAGAAAGCTTGTCGTTTACATCCTCAATGCCGTCTACCCGTGAAGCAACATTTTCTAAAATACGCTCCTCATCGGATCCTTTAAACATGTCTTCGTATTTTTGATACTGACTGTATGCATTTTCAAGATCTTTGCTCATGGAGGGCCGTGTGCCGTCACCTCCGTCCGAGGGAGCAAGCCCTAATTCTCTTTTTTTGCGATCAACAAATTTAAGTAAAGGAGCAAGAGATGGAAACATATCATCTACCGCTTCCTTAGTTTCCGGCAAATTATTTTCCATCCAAGAGATAAATTGAGGGGTGTCTGTTACATTTCCTTCGTCATCAATAAAAGAATTTATTGAAAAACTTTTATCCACCGACTTCCAAAGACGTTTTTCGTTTGCCCTTGCAGCAGAAAGTCTTGTTTGTAAAATATTAAATAAATTTTCTCCAAGTTGAGCTTGTCTCGCAGCAGGAGCACCTATTTTTTCAAAAGCATCGAAGACTTGACTATATGCTCCCGCTAACTCTTGCTCCAAATTGGCGCTAAATGTAGCTTGAGCTAATTCAGCACCAGATTGAATGGCTTCTTTGTTTCCTATTGCAAACAAAGCATTAATTGTATTTCTCAAAGCTCTAGTTGCGGATACGTTTGCTGACGCTCTTTCTTTACCAATTCCAGAGGTCACACCCTCTAAAGATTTTTCTAAAGCAAGAAGGGCCGGGGACCCTGATTTCAAAGCGGCGGTCAATTCAATTGGATTGCCTGCATCGTCAACAAGTATATCTGAGAATTCATTTGACCCAAGACGTTGTATGATAGCTTGAGGATCTTCGCCCGCTTCTTCAATTACATCTAGGACATAGTTGATAACTTGTCGTTTTCTTTCATCTTTTAAATAACCGAAAGCCTCAGTAATTTTTCCTTCTCTTGCAGCTTTTACACCACCTTTAATACTTTGAGCAGCTAACAAAAATTTCCTAGTGAAAAGATCGGCAACTACAGGGATAGATATACCACCTAAAGTTTCGTAGGTTAAACGAGGGATGGCCTGACCCGGAGCACCACTTTCAGCTACATAGGCACCTCCAGTTTGTCCCGCTCCAGAAAGGGCTTCGAAAGTTAGAAACGGAACGGGCGCTGCTCTCGCGGTTTCGCCTAGTTTACCAACAGTTCCTTCTAAAAACTCTGCGGCCCTTAGACCCCCTGTTCGTTGAAAAGGCCCCGCTACATCTCCGCGGCCTTTGATTAAAGCTTGTTTTGCCGCTTCAACGCCGAAGTTTAGTTGTTTTGGAATAACAAACGGGAGTGTTAGCCATCCCGCCGCGCCTGTCGCAGTTTTCCCTGCCTCGTAAGCTGCTTGCTGTCCAGGCAACATAGGGGGTTCTTCGCCCATGACCTCATCGGCTATTTTTTCTCCCATGAAATAACCGCCAATTGAAGCTAAAGTTCCAAAGGCAAGGGGCACACCAAAACGAACACCTGCGGTCCAAGGCGTTGTTGGAGGCACTCCTGACACCAGTGCAGATCCCACTTTATAACCTCCCATAAAGGTCGGAATAGATGCGGCAGTGGGAATGACTTCTCTTTGAACACCTTCTAAAAAAGTACCCGCTTTGATTGGGTTACCTTCCATGTCAACTGAAAAAAGTTCTATAATTTGGTCATTTGACAACTTTCTTTGGGCAGGAGGCAAATTCTGATACCCTTCGCCAAGCAAGTTAAAAATAGGTGCGGTGCCCTCCCGTAAACCTTCATATGTGAGCATGTCAGGTTGATCGAACTCTTGACCAAGTGTGTCTGCTAAGTTTTTTGCAAATAAACCCGTGTCGTTGCCATAAACAGACATAATTTGATCAAAGGTCTGTTTATCAAACTGAGCATATGGTAGATTTTCGGTGTTTTCTTCCGCCATCTTATTTCTTCTTCACAATTGCATCTTGGATTTTTTGTTTAGCAGCATCAAAAGCTTCTATACTTGTTTGACTTTCACCTATTAAGTTAATTGGCCCAAGTATTTCTTGTAAACGATTAATTTCAAAAAGTTTTTGGTTTAACTGTGACTTCATAGTCGAATCGAGAGGCACTTCTCCACCAAGATTTTCTAAAATAATTCGTTTCTGTTGATCTAAATACATAGATATAGTTTGGAGTTTTTTAGCTTCTGTTACAGGGTTGGCAAATAATGCCTCTTCATTTGGAAATAATTGTTCCACTGTTTGTAAATCAGCAACCGCAAATCGTGGCGACACTGCCAAGGCAGATCGACCAAGGACTCGAACCATTTTGGTAAACTTACGTGCTTCTTGAGTGTCCTTGAAGGTTTCCGCAAAGTATTCAGGAGCAACAACGCCACCAACGGTAGCATCAATAGCTGCATAAATTTTAGACCAAAAACCAGTTCCTTTACGCGCTTGCTCATAAGCGTCTTTTACTTCCATCATGTCGTTGACAGTTAGAGGATTACCCTGTGCGTCGGTCATGCCACTAATAATTGAACGGTCCATTTCTTCAAGTTGTGCTCGCGCATTTGCACTGACTTTTTCACTTTTAGAAACCTCGTATGCAATTGTGTTAGACACTTCGAAAGCATCCCCAGGAACACTTTGTGTAACGCCGTTTTCGTCAACATATGTTCTGCCGCCATCGTAACTTGTAAAGACACCTTTCTCAGGAATAAGAAAGCCGCGGGGAGTAACGCTTGCAGTAGAAATTTTCTGCATACCCGCTTGGCCCCCATCTTCGGTGACCTCATTAACTTTAGCAATAGCCGCCTTACCTTGTGGTGAATTGATATCCACAATGCTTTTTGTAAGAACGCCATCTGCGTTGGGCAATGTGATTTCTGCATATTCTGGCTCTGGCACATCAGGAGTACCAAAGATTGGCGTGACTTCTTTGGTTTTGTTGTCAATTGCAACAATCTGACCATTTTGATCCTTAAAGGTGTAGTTTCCTCGCATGTCAAGCAAGGAAGCCTCAAGTTGAATACGCATTTGTGTTTCAACCGCTTGTCGCGCTCTAAACTCCGCGTTGGCTCGTTCCTCCGCAGTAAGTGTGCGACCTAAAGCACGTTCTTCTCGTGCAATCTGTGCGTCAGTTTCCATACCAAAGCGACGGTTAAACTCTACGTTAGCGCGTTCTTCAGCATTTAGTGTGCGTTGTAAACGACGCTCTTCGGCAGCAATGTCTGCCTCAATCGCAGCGGCAATGTCTGACAATTCATCCGCACGATTTCTCTCATAAACCGATTGCTCGCGGTCCGCGGCACGGTTTTCGGCAGCAATGTCGTATTCAATTTTGCGCTTCTCAGCATCTAGATCGTAGCCGTTGTTGCGAATTTCTGCACGTATTTTTTCTGCTTCGGCACGAGCTTCGGCAGCCAAGGTTCTTGCTTCAGCCCTCTCCTCGGCAGACAACGTAGTATCTAAGGCACGTTTTTCGGCAGCAATTG